GCGTAGGTTCGAAAAGATGGCTATGTGCGAGCATTGCGGTAAGATGCATGAAGAAGGTGCTTGTATGGAGACTGATAATGACTTAGATCCTGAAACTAAAGGTATGGAAGAAGCTAAGACCGTTAAATTAAATCGTCCAGAAAAAAACATTTTTGATTTAGCTATGAAAGCTATTGCAAGATCACATGATGCTGCAAAAGCAAGAACTAAACGTGGTGTTGAAAAGTATATGGATTATGAAGGTATGGATCTTATTGATGATATTACCGGTGTATCTCTTACTGATAATGAAAAAAACAATGTTTATAATGCTGTTCGTGATGCATTGAATGCAAAGACTAGAGAATCAGTTAAAGAAGCTAAAGAAGCAAAGTTATCACCATCAATGAAAAACCAAATTCATAAGATTGCTAAGAAGCATTCTGGCGATATGGAAGCTGCTATGAAAGAAATTTCAAAGATGAAAGTATGGAAAGGTAAAGGTATTCAAGACCACTCATATGTAATGGACACTCTTAAAACTCATAACGAAGATGTCAATGAAGCTACTGTAGATCGCAGAACAAAAGGTTTCAAAGAAGCATTAAAGAGACAAGAAGCTGCAAAGATTAAACGTGAAAAAGCAAAAGCTAAAAAAGAAAAGAAGAAAGATCAAGCTGAACTTGATGCAAGATATGATTATGATGGTGAAGTAGATACTGTTTTAGCAGCTGCAAATGCAGTAATGAATAATACTAGGTTAGAAACTGCAGCAAATGCAGTAGCTCATGGTGGTGTTGATATGGCTCCTAATGCAGGAAAGAAAAAGAAAGATAAAGAAAAAATATTCGCAAGGAAATACTAATGCAAAATTTTAAGCTATGGGAGATGGATTGTTGGGATGGTTTTAAAAAGGTTGGCACCAAGAAAGGTAAAGGTGGCAAGCGTGTTAATAACTGTGTAAAAGAAGATGATGAAGTACCAAAGGGTTATCACAGAATGCCTGATGGTAGTATCATGAAAGATACTGATATGCATGAAGTGTCTGCAGCTGCTCGTAAAGCAAAGAAACAAGCTTATTTGAAAAAGACTATGAAAAAATATGGGGATGCCGCGAAGATGGGCATTGATGCGAAAGATGTTAATCAAAGACGGAATGCCCCGACGAGAAAGAAATCAAGTTAGTTCTTGCCTTTTTAATTATGGCAGTATCGATACCAACAAAAGCAACGATCAACGTAGTATCAACTACGTCTGAATACCCGGCTAAATCTAATTTAAGGGAATCACCTGGTTCATTCTTGACCCAGGCAACACAATTAGTATATGATGATATAAGAAGATTTCAGACATCATCTCAAGGATACTTTACTCAGGCAGAACTAGATGATTTTAAATACCATGCATTTGAAGGTAATGTATTATGGTTTATGGATGAGTTAGTTGGTATGGAATCTGATTGGATAAAGGATGCATCGGCAAAAAGTACTACAGCATACGGATATGTGCAATTTACTGAAGCTACTGTAGAAACTGCGGTCAATAGATACATTGGTCACTTAGAAAGATTTAATGAAAGGAGAGGTAAAAGAGATTGGTCACCATACGGTGTTCCATTAGGACATTTTGTTACACCATTCTTTGTAAGTAACCTAAAGAAAAAGATAGATAATGGTACATATAATCATGAAGCTGATTTAGATGCGTTAACATATGATCAGCAATTAGCGTTAGCATTCGTACATTTACACAGTAAAAAGTCTCGAGACTCTAATTTTAGACTGTTATCATTTGGAGATAGAAGTGCAGCGACAATCATATACACAAGAAATCACCATACAAATCCTGATCAACCAACATTAGAAAGAATGGTTGGATTCTTTACAGCTCATTATAATGTTGCAGAACAAGCAGCCATTCAAGCTAAAGATGTGCTTCCTGGTGCTCTTTTAGCTGATTCACTTTTAAAAGAAATAAAAACTTCTAGATATGCTGGGTTAATTCAGACTATCAAAACGCGGTTTGGATGGTAGCTTTTATATAAATAAGTCTATATAACAAGGAAACATCATGGCAAAACCGAATACCAGAGCTACGTTACAAGAATATTGCTTGAGATCATTAGGATCTCCAGTGATAGAAGTCAACGTGGACGATGACCAAATTGAAGATCGTACAGATGACGCGTTACAATTCTATCAAGAATACCATTCTGATGGTGTAATTCGTGAATATATCAAGCATGAGCTTACTGCAGCTGATATAACAAATAATTATATTACTTTAAATGATTCGGTTACATCTGTAGTACGCATGCTTAAAATTAATGCAACAGCAGGTAGTTCATTATTTGATATGGGTTATCATATGAGACAAAATGATATATTCTTATTACAAGGTTTGAGTACTCAAATGCAAGAATACGAAATGTCTCAACAAAAATTATCGTTAGTTGACCACAGATTAAATAGCCAAGAGCATATAAGGTTTAGTAGACATATGAATAGAATTCATATGGATGAAGGTTATGGCGGACTAGCTGCTGGTGAATTTATTGTATTAGAAGTATATTCTATTATAGATCCTTCAACATACACTGATGTTTTTAACGATCACTTTTTAAAGAAATATCTTACCGCATTAATTAAACGTCAATGGGGAGCGAACATGATGAAATTCGAAGGCTTCCAATTACCAGGTGGTATAACATTGAATGGCCGTCAAATGTTTGATGATGCCATAGAGGAAATAAAAGAATTAGAAGAAGAATGCAGGTTGGCATGGATGACTCCTGACAACTTCATAATGGGATAATAAATGGCAACTAGTGTATATTTTAACGGTGCTGTACGATCTGAGCAGGACCTTTACGAAGATTTAGTACTTGAAAGCATTAAAATGTTTGGTCAAGATGTAGTATACATTCCACGCGAACAGATATACGAAGATGCAATCCTAAATGAAACATATAATCAATATCGTCAAGCTTTTCCAATAGAATGTTTTATAGAGAACACCGAAGGATTTGAAGGTGATGGCAATCTATTAGGTAAATTTGGTTTAGAGATCCGTGACCAAGGTACATTTGTAATACCTAAAAGACGTTGGCAACATGTCGTAGGTGCAAATCTTTCTACAGAACAAGGTAATCAATTGCTTACAAAGCCAGGTGAAGGTGATCTTATATGGATGACAATGACTGATAGGTTATTTGAAATTAAATATGTAGAACCTAAACTACCATTCTTCCAAATACAAGATTTGCCTACATACACTCTAACAGCTGAGTTGTTTGAATATAATGATCAGAATTTTGATACTGGTATTCCAGAGATAGATAATATAGAATTAAAGAATTCTAACTCTTGGTCTTATACAACTACGGCCGCATCTGATACTAACCATTTTGAAATTGGAGAATATGTCCATCAAGATACAGGAAGTGATGATGGTAGTGGTAATAATATTAATATAATTGCAAAGGTTGCTGGATACGAATATGTAAATGCTACAACATATACAGTCACACTTGTATCTCCACATCAATCAACAAATGGTGACGGCACATTTATGCAAAATGCTGTACATGCTACAAGATTACTTGTCGGTCAAAAATCCGGCAGCTCAAGACAAATTACAGTAGACTTAACAGGCACTACTAAGACTGAATATAACACCGATGTGTTTGCAGATAATGATGATTTCGAATTGTTAGGTGATGACATTATTGATTTCTCAGAAACTAATCCGTTTGGAGATCCATAATGTTTTCTAATCATTGGTATAATCAATCAACTCGCAGAATGGTTTCTGTCTTTGGATCTTTATTTAATGACTTAGAAGTTGTTAAAACAGATTCGGCTGGTAAAGTATTACAAAAAATTAAAGTTCCTTTAGCTTATGCCCCACGCCAAAAAGTATTGGCAAGAATGGCAGAACAAACAAGTGATCCTAAGCTAGCAATTAATTTACCTAGGTTGTCATTTGAAATAACGTCTATGGAATATGATGCGAATGCACGTGTGTCTAAACATAAAAATTATAAGAAGGTTATAACAGGGGACACATTACAATTGAATAAACTCGGAGCACCCGCTGTTTATAAAGTTGGATTTGAATTAAATATTCTTGCTTCAACACAAGATGAAGGTCTGCAGTTATTAGAACAGATACTGCCAATGTTCCAACCGGAATATACAGTAACAGTAAAAGATATCCCTACAATGGATATCAAAACCGACACTCCTATTGTATTAGAGAGTGTTACCTTAAATGATGATTATGAGGGTGATTTAGTTACGAGGAGAGCTATTATATACACATTAGATTTCTCAACTCGTATTCGTTATTATAGAGGTATTGGTAAGAGCAAACAAATTCTCCAAACAGAAGTTGATTATTCAGAGAATGTTGATCCTACGACTCATAAATTTGAGCAACAAAAGATAGTGGGTACAACCACATCTGACGGTGCTGGTGGTTTTAAAGAACCATACACCGAAACGATTAACTTTTTTGACACTGACGTATAAGGGAGAATGTAATGGGATATAGATTTAATGCAAAATTAGTAAAGGTTGTTGATGGAGATACCATTGATGCAGATATAGAAT